AATGTTTATCAAGGAGTATCTTTTTCGTATATAAGTCATCCATTCATATCAAACTATTATACTTCACTACAATTTGATTACAGTGGTAGTACATATGTTAGAGGTGGAAACGGTTTATACCATGCTGCTTCTAGGTGTTTTTTAGGTTCAGACCCACGAAACATGAGCTTTGTTTTTTGGCAACTTCCTATGATGTATTTGCTTGGAGCAAACCAACATAACGGACGCACTGGAATCTATCCGTTATTAGGCTTACACGCTGCTGGAAATGTAGGGTATAACAGAAACACGCCATCAAGACCTATGGTTTATTCAGACCATATCGCCCATGTTGCAGTCGATAACATTGCACCTGAAACCGTAATCAATGATGAATGGATATGCTTCCCTATCATTACCCGATTATTGAGTACCAATTTAGAGGCATTGACTATGGGTGCGGGTATCGCCTATAAGATTAAGTAGAGGTTTTTGAATGGCTTACATAAGAAACGGCTTAATCACATGGCCTGATGTAATTCCCGAAAAATACAGGTATCGAACATTTAACAGTGCACTTTCAGGCTATCCGATTTTTCCAAAAGTGGTGCGTCTGAAAGGCAGTGTTACAACCGATGCAGCACCTATTCAAATGCTTCCGATGGAAAGTGGCAAGTATTTGAATCAAGGTGCTTTCGCGCAGTTTTATTATCACTTGATACCGTCTACAACGGGCTTTTCGTTGGGTGTCGTTACTGGCGATAAAGTGGAAAAGATGTATGTTTTCAACGGCTTCTTTGAAGATGTATCGCTAACGAACATTAAACTGAATAATTTGGTAGGTGTTGAAGTTAAGGTAAAGGGTAGCCCTACACTACCTGTTGCCATCAAGCCGTTATCTAGTGTTGAATTTGAAATTAAAATTTCTTCCAAAGGTTCTGCTGTTGTAGATGGAACGGTTGAATTGTCATTCTCAAACGGATACAAAAACATAATCCGTTTTGAAGGAACTCGCTTGATTCTTTGGAAGTTTCAGCCTAACTGGGTGCAATCGGTGCGTGAACAGTTTGAGTACAAGACCGATATTATGACCAGTTACAGCCGCAAAGAGCAGCGGCGTGGTTTTATGGTGCAGCCAAGAAGACGCATGGCGTTTACCTGTAATCCGAACAGAAACGGCCTGCAAGACCTACGGAATATTATCCATAACTGGCAGAATAAAGCGTTTATGATGCCGCTATGGTGGCAAAATCCGAAACTAGTCAATCCAGTATCTAAAGGCGATAGGGAAATAACGATAGACAATATCGGCTTGTATGACTTCGTTGTCGGCGGCAGCCTAACGTTATGGCAATCTCAAACGCTTAACGAAGTATTGGAAATCGATGCAATAGACGGCAACAAAATAACGCTTACAACAGCCATATCCTACGACTTTTTGGCATCCGCTACTGTTTATCCATCATACGTTGCAAGATTGCCTGAAGAGGTTGAATTATCGGTTATCACGTCCGAACTGGGGGAAATTGAACTGGAAGCAGTGGCTGACCAATCGCAGTTGAAAATCAAGATGCCCGAAAGCGGCTTTATGCCCGATATGATGTATAAGGGTGTTGAAGTATTGGAACGCAAACCGAACTGGGCAGACCCGCTAACCGAAACCTATCAGGCCAAGATTGAGGAATTGGACTACGGATATGGCGTTAGGCAATATCTGCCGCATCAAAGTCCGTCTTTGGTACAACGTGAGATGCAATACCTTCTTACTTCGTATCAGGATATTGTGTGGTGGAAGGCGTTTATCCATAGGCAGAAAGGTGCTTTAAAGTCATTCTATGTACCATCCCATGCCTGCGATTTGCGCTTAGTTGCCGATATAAAATTCGGCGAAGCCAAGATGTATGTGTCTGATGAATATTTCAGCAAGATAGTTGGTAATTCGCGTGAAAGACAGCTTTTACGTTTACAAACCAAGCAAAAGGTGTATTATCTAACCGTGTTATCCGTACAGGGTGTTTCGGAAGGTGCTTTGTTGGTAGTAGATGTTTCGTTTGATGCCAACATTCCAATCCAAGACGTAACGCAAATCAGCTTTATGCAGCGTATGCGTTTTGCATCCGATACGGTTGAATTTGACTATCAAACGCACGATAAGGCAATACTGAATATCGTGTTGCAACAGCTTAGGGAAATTTGATGACGACTTATAAACAGTTTGAAATATCAGTCGATGACGGCCTGCCTGTTGAACTGTATGAAATCGCGTACAGTTCAAAGGTTTGGCGTTATACGACAAATGTTGAAGATGTTGATTTTGAAGGCAATAAATACTTAGCCATTGCCATTAAGCGCGGGGAAACGGAAGACAACAGCGACGCGACCAAAGCCAACATGGAAATCCATATTGCTAGGGATAGCGAAATAGGCAGTCTGTTTACCGTTACCGCACCAAGTGAGCCTATAACCATCACGATTAGGCAATACCACGCCCTGCTTGGATACCAACAGCCTGATAAACAGGTTATTGCCGTTTGGAAAGGACGTGTTACCAACGTTTCATGGCAAGGCTCGGAATTGGTATTGACCGCCGAAAGCGTATTCTCTTCCATGCTTCGTTTGGGTGCTACGCGGAAGTATAGCCGTATGTGTTCTCACGTTTTATACGGGGAAGCATGTGGTGTAAACCGTGCGAACTTTACAACCGAACAAGTAGCAGCTTCCGTTGTCGGCACGGTGCTTAGTATCCAGCACGATCAGGATGCAGATTGGTGGGCGGGTGGATATATCAGCTATACCAACCATGAAACGGGTGCTGCTGAATTCAGGCAGATTGTGGCATCCACGCCGAACACGATAACGCTTAACAGTATTCCAATCGGCCTAAAGGCAGGTGTAACGTCTGTTAAGCTGTATGCTGGATGCGACCATAGGCTTCAAACCTGCAAGGCCAAGTTCGATAATGCGGCAAATTATGGCGGGCAGCCGTTTATTCCGCTGAAGAATCCCTTTGGCGGCAGCAATTTATATTAGAAAGGAACTACCAAAATGATATGGGCTAACCTCGCCTACGCGCTGGTTATGATGGTGTTGAGCTATGCCATCTCTTACTACACGGCTCGCAGGGCGCAGAAAGACAACAATGCAACCGCAGGGGCTTTGGATGTGCCGACGGCTGAAGAGGGAAAGAACGTACCCGTTGTCTTTGGTACGGTGTTTATCAAAGATGCCAACGTGATTGACTACTTCGATGGAAAAGTGCATGAGATAAAGGCTAATGACTAAGCTGTATATACATCATCTACACGAACTCGGTTATTGCAACAACGGGGCGCGTGAGATAGCAAAAATGTATAATTGGGATTGGTACGACTTCCTGCAAAACGGGATTGACGTATCAATCCTAATTGCATCTGATGATGCGTATGCCGTGCAAGCGGCTAATTATGTGATTAAAAAAGGAAACTGACAATGGGAATGAAGAAAAAGAATCCAGTGATAGGCTATCACTATGAGCTAGGTGTGCAGATGGCGGTAGCCCATGCACCCGTAGACAAGATAACCCAACTCTCGTTTGGCGAACGCACGGCGTGGACTGGTAGCGTATCAAGCGGCGTTATTCCAATATGGCAGCCTAATCTGTTTGGCGGTGAAAAGCGTGAAGGCGGTGTGAGCGGTACGATAACCGTTTATGACGGCAATAAGCTGCAACAACCCGACCCGTATGTTCAACTGTTTCGCGGCGATACATCTGCGCAGCGCGGCTTATTGAGCCTTGTATTCGGCAATCAGGGACAATCATTCAGTCATCAAATACGGTCAATTAACTTCAACAATTCCACGATTAGCGCGGCGTTTGAAGAGAAGCTGGGCTATGAACCTAAAGGCTTGCTAACAACTACGGCCAACGATATGACCAAAGACCAAGCCTTGACGTATATCAGCAACTTCTTTTCAGGCATCCTGCCGTACAACGAACCGCCTTCCAAAGATGCAAGCGGACGTGAGAAGCAAGGCACTTACAGACAACCTTTGGAAGAACAAAAGGCCGTCTATGGAACATATCGTGCCGTAGCCTTGATGTACGCCTACCGCTCGTTTGTACTTGGTAACTTAGGTAACAATCCTAAGATTCGGGCAACTGCTGATGAATTTTTCGGCAACTTGGTTAGGGATACTGTTGCTAATTATCGCAATACCAATCCTTTCCGCTGGTGTGCCATGAGTCCATACTTCAAATCGGTATGGGTGCGTGTACAGTCCATTTTCGGTATGTGGCGTGATAATAACGTTTGGTATCCTGATAAAGCGGCCATTAAAGGCTCGAACTTCACTGCTGATAACGGTGCGTCCATTGAGATTTTGGATATGAATCCAGCCCATATCATCTACAAGGTGTTAACCAATCCTGTTTGGGGCATGGGATACAACACGCACGATATTGACGATGCCAGCTTCAGAAAGGCGGCTGATACCCTATATGAAGAGAAGTTTGGCATATCGCTGGCATGGCGTAAAGAAACAACCATTGAAGACTTTATCGCCATGATACTTGATACGATAGATGCCGCTTTACGGATTAACGTATTGAGCGGCAAGTATGAGCTAATCCTAATCCGCAACAATTACAAGCTGGCCGACTTGCCTATATTGGATGAAGATTCAATCGTAGAATTGACCAAGTTTGAACGCGCATCATGGGCGGATAACCCCAACGAATTGGTGCTTACCTACAAAGACCGCAATGAAAATAATGCGGTTGTTACGGTGCAAAACCTATCGGCCATCAATATTCAAGGCAACGTAATATCAAGTACGCAAACCTATGAAGGTGTACATGAGCTTGAATTAGCGGCTAGGATTGCCGCGCGTGAGTTGAACGCCATGAGTACACAGCTTGCCAAAATAACCATTACTACCAATCGCACGGCATTCCTGCTTCAGCATGGCGATGTATTCAATCTGCGATGGCCTGAACTGGGGATTGAGAACCTGCCATGCCGCGTATTGAACGTTGCCAAAGGGGAATTTGACAACGGGGAAATCGTTATTGATGCCGTTGAAGACGTGTTCGGTATGCCGCAGCAAACCTACATCAAGAAGCAGGATACGCTTTGGGATAACACGAATCCTATGATTCCGTTGCCGATTAGCAAGTATAAGCTGCACGAAGCAACCTATTATGACGTGGTGCAGGAATTAGGCGGTGCGCCGACTGGCAATAAGGATACCGTAACGTTTATGAAAGTGTTGGCTGAAAAACCGTCTGATGCAGCATTATCCTTTGACTTGTTTTCGGCCAACGGCACAAGTAATAACTATTCTGCTGCTGAATCGGGCATGGAATTTACCCATTCCGCAACGATATTGGACGCTTTGGATAAAATAAAAGATAGATTCTATATCACATGGGATGGTACGATTCAAAATGAAGATGGTGTGAAAACATCAAATACAGGCGTGTATTTGGCCGTGAATGACGAATTGATGGCTATTACTGGGTTGAACGTGTCTACTGGAGAAGTCTTTGTAAAACGCGGCATATTGGATACCATCCCTCAAGAGCATCCGCTAAATTCAACTGCATGGCTTGTTATGCCCACTGCTGCAATAGATTCAACCGAACGCACGATAAATGAGCGTATCCAATACAAGATGCTGACCAATACCATGCGCGGAAGACTGCCGATAGATAATGCACCGTCTGTTCAAACAACAGCCGTTGGACGGCAACTATTGCCATTCCCACCTGCAAACGTGCGTATTAACAACCAGCGCAGTTTAACGTCTATCGGTAAAAAGGATAATCTGAAAATTGACTGGGTGTATCGCAATCGTCTGTTGGCCGAACCTACGTTGGGTTGGTATGATAACAACGTGGCAAGCGAACCTGAAGTCAAATACCATTTGACTATTTACAACATGGCAAACAATGGTGTTGTATATAGCAACCAGCAAATAGCAGCCAACACGATAACCGTTAATTCGCCTTCTAAGGTTGAGTATGTAACATTGCCAAGCAACTTGGAAACAGACTTAATCTACCATTACAACGGTACTACACAAAGACAACCGAATAAAGGCTCGAACAACAAACCGCTTGAATATACACGAGATAGCTATTATGAGAGAACTTATCAAGGCAGTGATGTAATTTATCTGTATAGGATTTCAGCGCGTGGTTATATCACGCTTCCTAATGATGAAAATTTAAGCAGCCCATATCTCACTATCGGTCTTAAATTTAAAACTGAATTTCCAAGTCTTCCCCTTATGCGTGTCGGTGCGCCTGTGAGCGGACAAGGATACCCTCAAACAGGCATAGCAGGACTTGAGCTTATAGATGGCAAGATTGTGGCCTATTTGGGTGCATATTACACGCCGCAAGTGTTGTCTGTTTCCCATGCAGTCGGTGATAAATATAAAAGCTATATAAATGTTACGGCAACGTTTAACGTATGGACTGGTACTATCAATCTATTCGTTGAAGGCGAACGTGTGGCAACTTCCACGCCGTCCAATATGTACAAGGCGGCCAAGTATAATGCTAGCGGTGCTAAGAATCTGTTTGTGTACAATAACGCATCAAATGTTGAGCTTTTGGCAAACGGCAATATCAATAATAGTACCAACAATCATCCGATTGTTTCCGACTTCGTGGCAACACAAGCTGGTAAACAATACTGCCTGCAACTGTTTACAGACCGCGTGGCATCCAATGCTTTAATGAGTGTTGCCTTCTACGATAGCAACAAGCGATTTATCAGTATTGTTCGTGAAACCAAAGCACTTGCTGCTTCAGGCAATATGAATAAGGCTGTTCTCAAGGCCACTGCGCCTGCTAACGCGGCTTTTGTACGCTTTGCAACACAATACGGCCAAGTGGGTGTCGGATTGGTCATGGTTTCTGAAGGTAATACCGAACCTGCTTACAACATGGCTGAAAACGACGTATGGGGTGGTGCTGTTAAAACGGGTATTACTGTTGGTGGTATCAGCCATAATGGTACATATTATGCTACTTCAGGAACGGAAATATTGCATATGTACTGTTACAAACGCGCCATGCCGAATGATGCAGTATTAGCAATACACGCAATGGGTGGTAAAACGGAATGGCCTGATAAAATCCGTGTAGAGCTTAAATCGGTTAGAGGTCGATACAATTCATATCAAACCTTCTACCAAGATATAACAGCCGCTTAATTATCACTGTTTTGACAATCCGTATTTCATGCTATTATGAAATACGGATTTTTCTTTCATCTTTTTAATGGAACTATTGCTATGGATACGCTTAAACGCAAAGTCATTGTCAATTTGGCAGCCGAACTGAAAATAGTAACTGCCGTTATCATGTATGCCACAATCGCGGCAATCCTATACGACCAGCATATTGATGCTTCGTTTCTTCCGAACTATTACAGCTTTTCGCCGAAAGACTGCATTGGTTGGATAGTAGCACTATTCACAATGGGTACGGCAAACATCATTATGATATTTTATCGTGAGTGTTATCGGTGTAGAATGGTGGCCGATTTAGTGCTGCAATTATCAGGTATGTTACTATTACTCATGGGATGGGCGTTCTTTACCAAGTATCCGCCTGCAAATATTCCCATGTTCTTTTACCCTGTGTGGGGGATTGGTATGATTGTTGCTGGCAGACACATGGGAAAACGAAGTAGGGAAAAGTACCAATCTCTACAACAATAACAGGGGTTATTAAATGGATTTATTAACAGGCATCAATGTAAACGTTTTAGCGGGCATGATTGCTTCTGCTTTAGCCGTTTGTGTTGGTGTGAAGATACGGGAAATCGGCCTGCGTATGTACATACTGGTGCTTATCACGGCCATTCTTTGGGCTGCTGCCTTGATTGAAACATGGTTTTCGGATAGCACCTTAATGCGCTCGGCCACAGTAGGCTGGATTGTAGGATACATTACAGACGACGTACTGCTTACAATCAACAGCCTGCTGCCGAACTTTGTCAAAGACCTACTCAATACCGTATTGGATGGCATCCGAAAGAAGGTTACGTCTTGGCTGGGTATTGACAACAATAAGGATAGTGGATAATATTCACTACCTCATCTGGTAGGCAAATAGTCATAGCTTTTTATACCGCAGCGCAAAACGTTGCGGTTTTTTTTTATAAAGGTATTGACACAACCTACTTTATTAGGTATTATATGCCCGTCATCTGACAACTTCTCCTTTCTTTCTGCAAAAACCACAAAGGCGTAACGAGTTTTTATTCATTTTTCTCGTTACGTCTTTGTGGTTTTATTGACAGGTTTGCATCCATAGGATACTATTACCAATAACTGCTTTAACAGTCAGTTTTCCTTTTAGGGCGATAAAAATCCCCCGAACTTCTATCATGTTGTTCGGGGGATTTTCTTATTTCAAGCCTAAGAGCTTTTCCAGTTTGCGGCGGAATTGTGCAGACAGTCGGCATTGCAATGCGGGAATATCAGGGCGTTTCTCTTTGGCTTTGGTAGCAGGATTGATACCTATGCCGCCTTTACGCTGATAGGCTTGTACGCGGAACAAATCGCCAACCAACACAACTTTTTTAGTACCGATTGCTTCTTCAAGCGCGGACAGGTAGTTGTCATACTGCTTTTCAGCTTCAGCTTGAGTAATGCCGTTTTTAGCGGCCATGATTTTGATGAAATCCTTACGGTTTACAGTATCAGTCATGTGAGTTTCCTTTTCTGATTTGGTTGTAGATATTGACAAGTGCGTCTTTGGATAACGCGCATCTATTATACTTTGAAATAGTATCAACTTGCCACAAATAGTTTGCTTTAGCCGTGAGTTCGGTTATTTCCGACAATTCTTCACAAGGCTGTTCCAAGTCATTTGGCAGGCGGGGCAACACTATTTTGCTGGTAACGTTTGGCAATTTGTTCGTTGAGCAGCTTGATACCAGTGGCATTGTGGCAATCGCCGCTAACATACACGCCGTTTTGCAATAGTTTCGATATTTCATCTCTTTGTTCCTTATCAGCCTTCAGGCTATCTGTAATCTGTTTCGTATGGCGATTAAACGCGGTTTCCATGCGGTCGGCTATTGTATCCGAATAGACTTTGTTTGCTTCCGACACATCCTTCATTGCAGCCGCATAGCCGTCCGCATATGAGGTTTTGAGGTTAGACTGATAGACTACCCTAGCCGTGATGCCTAAACCCACGCATAACGCAGCTACGCCCAGAACTAAGTATATTTTGTAACCTTTCATTTCATAGCCTTTGCCAGTTTGTTGTGGTAGTCATACTTCACATAATTCTTACCGTTATAGCCTTCTGCGAAAGCACGGCAATCGTTAGGATTGGTTGATAACTGTAAAAATGCTGCTCGCAGGTTTGCTACGTTGAGGATGTAATCACGCAGCAATTCAAAGTGTACCTTCTCACTGCGTGATGCGGCATACAACATCTCAATAGGATGCTTGTATCCACACTGTTTATACCAACGGCCTAACACTTGGAATTTACCGATTGAGATGCTTTCCAATGCTGTAAGCGGCTCTTTACCAATGGCAAGTGCCAGTTTCTCCCAGCTATCGTTTATACCGTTGTTGTTGGCATCCATTGTATAACCGCCCGATTGAGGGTTAGCGAAAATGGATACCACACGATTTGATGCGTTACGCACCCATTGCCAAAACTTATGCCGTTCATATAGGATTTTCGGTAAACCACTGTTAAACCAACCACTACCGTTGCTCTCAACTTTGGCAACAGCGCGGATTTGCTTATCAGTGCTTGCACCTAAAGAATGCGCAATATCCAACAGTTCGGCATCAGTAATCGCAGGCGCGTTTCTGCACGTCATGGCACTGATAAATTCAGCGCGTGAGGATGTTCCCCATACGCCGTCAATCTCAAGCTGCGTACCGCAATTCTCATTCAACCATTTCTGAATCCAAGCCACATCCAAGTTTCGGGCAGATGCAATTTCAAAAGCGGTTAATGCTGGTGTTTTAAATTCCATAAGTCATATCCTTTTCAGGTAAAAGAAAACGTGAGTTTAACGGCAAACTCACGCTGTTTCAAATCAAATTGAAATATCCTTGAGGTCGTCTGCATTCACTTCGGAATCAATCTGCCCGATTAAGTATGATGATATTTCAACCTCCTGCGGGGCTACCTGTACATTATCAGATGACAGCCATGCGTTAATCCATGTAATCGGATTCTGCGTGGCTTTTGGAAACTGTATAGGTAGTCCGATTGCCATCATACGTTGATTGGTTATGTATTCAACATAATTGCATAGGATTTCCTTATTCAATCCAAGCATTGAGCCGTCTTTGAACAGATAACCAGCCCATTCCTTTTCCTGTTCGGCTGCTGTTTTGAAGATTTCAATGATTTCATCTTCACAGGCAACCCACATATCAACCCATACTGGGCCGTCCGCGCCTGTACGCCAAAAGTTAAGGACTGTTTGAGTTGCTGATAAATGTAGGGCTTCGTCGCGGGCAATGAGTTTAATAATTTTGGCATTACCTTCCATCAATTCACGTTCTGCGAAAGCAAATGAGCAGGCGAAGGAAACATAAAAGCGGATTGCTTCCAGTACGTTTACGCACACGAAGCATAGAAATAATCGTCTACACAATTCAGGTATATGAACAGCTTCGCCTAAATTATAGCGCATGGCATATTCAATCAGGTCATCATAATACTTACCGATTGCTTCAGCCCGTTTCATAATGGCTTCATTTACCATAATATCGTCTAACGGTTCGGATGGGTTATCGTAAACGTTGCGAATGATGTGTGTGTAGGATTTAGAATGGATACCCTCGAAAAATTGCCACGCATTGATAAACTCTTCCAGTTCGGGGATGGATACCAATGGCAGGAAGGCAATAGACGGGCTACGGCCTTGAATGGAATCAAGCAAGGTTTGATACTTCAGATTGCTTGTAAAGATATGGCGTTCTGAATCGGATAGATTGTTCTTGAAATCAATCCTATCACGCGATAAGTCGATTTCTTCAGGCCGCCAAAAGAAGCTGATTTGCCGTTCGTATAGCTTGTCGAACACTTCAAACCGTTGTCGGTCATATCGTTGCACGTTAATGTTATTGCCTAAGAACATAGGCTCTTTGGTGGCATCATTTGCCAGTTTGGGGAAAATACTATATTCCATTATTGTTTCCTTATTTGATTGAAGATATACGCCAATCTTCTATGATTTTTTCAACATCTTCTTTGTTTAATGGTTTGCATGGAAATGGTAGTGCTTCAGCCTTACTCCGTAATTTCATACCCAAACCAAATATAATTTGTCTATGTAAAAACATGTACAGGGCATACATTTCACTATCGCCTATTTCCAGTTGAAATTCATGTAGCGTTTTATCATCATTACCTATTTGCAACGAACAGCCAAAACCTGCATCGCATGAAAAGTTCAAACACCCATCATATGTTTTGCCTGTATTCCAATATGTTATGGGAATTTCTAAATCAACACTTCCACAATCTAACGATATTTTTGTTTCAGAACATTCGCATTCTTTTATATCTTCAAACGGCATTTTCATTTCCTTATTTGATTGCATCTCTTACTGTTTCAGCAATATCCTGAATAAAAGGGTCTAGGATTTCTGCAACAGCACCATCGGGAATGCAATGTTCCCACTTCAATTCAAATTCATCTACGGCTTCAATAGTCATCTTCTTGTGGCCTTTGGCTTCAATCAATTCTTTGATTAGATTTTTAACCAATGACCTTGTATCTCCGAATTTCCATGTTATTTCTTTTAGGGCATTCAGTTTGAGTTCGTTTTCACGTTCTCTTGTTTCAAGCACATCAATATCCCGTATCATTTCATCCAGCATATCGGCAATCCTTGCCCTATCTTGGAAACTGCAATCAGCATCACGAATCGCCGATACTAAATCAAACACGCTATGGATATTGCTTGAATCAATGGTTATCAAACTCATGACAAAAAAAACCTTATTTGAATTTACGAGAAACACCCTGTTTTTCATCTATTGCCCGTTGTCTGCGCTTGGCAAGCCTATTATAAGTTGCTTGGCAGGTCTTACAACGGGCTAGAAATGTTGGCTCGGTAGGGCTGTATTGAAATCTGTACGCAAAGTATTCCGTTGTCTTTGGGAATACTTTGCCACAATCCTTACATTTCTTAGTTTTCACATCCATACGTTTACATCTACTCCCATTCGTTGTGCCAACAGGCGAACATATACTATGGCATAGGCGGCATACCAATCGCCGATATACACGCCTTGCATCAAACTCACGGCCATGTTTGCAAACTCTTCAATCTCACGATAATTGCTACCACTCAAAGCATATCGGCCAGTTTCATTCTTGCGTTTTTGCAAGTCGTCAATGAAATTCATAAATGCCGCTTTGTGGGAATTTGCGTGTTGAATGAAATTGTCATCAGCTTGCAACACGCCGCTACCGACCAACTGTTCAATCATAACTTCCGTGATATAGGCAATAACCGTAGTGCGGATAAATGCAATATGCACGGCTTCATCCGAACTGTTCGGATTTTTGAACACGCCGACGATTTGACTATTGATGTATTCCCGCAAACCTTCCAATGCAGGCTGCTCGAACATCTGCCTAGATTGTGCAAGCATCATCAGGTTAGCAACTCTATGGGAATCCAGCGTAGCACCAAACATGGGCGGCATAGCGTTGTTAATCAACCAATCTTCTTGAGAAGTCTTGAATAAACAGACTTCAACGGCAGATTTACCCTTTCTGCGAAGCGCATTCTCCATACGCTTGATGCCATTGAGCGGCCTTTCGATTGTACTCTTAAACATTCTCAATCCCCAGTTCGTCATAAGCATCCAAAAGAATGCCGATAGCATTCCACTCTTCATCTGTTAGTTGTTCGGGTTTTGATGAAAAATCAGCACCTTCAAAGAATTTTGCCAAAGCACCCGCGCTTCGTATAACGGCATCAATCTTGGCCTTAGATGGTTTGAATGCTTTTGCCGTAACTTTGTTGCCGTTGTTGGCCGTCTTAACAGCTTTCAGTTTTGCACCAGCCTGTTCGCCGTCTTTACGCACGGCTTGAATGGCTACGGTTGCCGATACTTCCCCGTTTTCAACCATCTTTTGCACGTCATGGTTGGATGTTGCCAGTGTAAGGTATTGTTCCACATGGGATACAGACTTGCCTACTGATTTTGCAATATCGGCGGTGCTGATATTCATGCGTTTCAGGCGCAAATAACCTTTGGCAACTTCCAGTGGTTGGAATTTCAACCCTTCGCCTGAACGAAGCATCAAACCGATACGCTCTACATCCGAACCTTGAAAGTTCACGGCGGTCAGCATCAAACCTTCAGCACCTTGTTCAATGGCTTTCAGTGCAGCCTTATGGCGGCAATGGCCGTCAATCAGTACGATTTCCCCATTATCGTTTGTGCGTACTGTAATCGGCGGGATAAACGCACCCGATAGCATTGCTTCACACAAACCATCGATGTGCTGCCGAACTTCATCAGTATCATACTCACGGATGTTGAACCCTTCCTCTTCTTTGATTGAGCGCGGGTCAATTTTGTACAAATCAGTGCGTTTAACGCCTTCAACATTTTTGATATTTACTTTCATAATTCATTTTCCTTTTCTAGCTTTCGATAACGGGCTTCGATATGAAGTTTGATTTTTCGGCGGGTATCTTCTTTGGATTCTTTCGGATAATAGTCTTTAATACCTATCTTTTTAGCATTCAGATTTCTGAATTTAAGGCAGTCTTCTAACCCAGCATTTCTGCGTTTTGCCATGCCTTACCTCTCACAACAACCAATAAATCAGAATGGGATTTACATACTGCAACCCTAACCAATCCTTCAGATTTCATTTTCTTAAGCAGCTTTCTAGTTGATGCTGCTCGATATGAAAATCTATTGCAGTAAAACACTGAATGCTTTTCTATGATATTCAATATTTTATCTTTGGTAACCCTATATTTCTTCATACCGAACCTCATACAGCACCTCTTTGGCCGTTGGATAATCTGCATGAGATTCCGCTTCAGGGTCTACATAAGTTGAATGCACTTTAGCCGAAGGATAAATAAGACAACCCTCTTTACGTTTCTTTTTGACAAATGCCCGCGCTTCTGCGATTGTTTTGAAAAATTCTGATTTAACCTTACTCATTTTGACTACCTTTCATTGCTAATTCAGCACGAATTAACCATAGTTTCCATGCAAATTTAATATGGTCGTAAGCATATTCTCCATTTTTCAAACGATGTTTATAATCATAAACCCATGAACTGGTAATGTGCTTTTCAAACTCTTCACGCTCTTTTTCAATTTCTTCAGGTTTCATTTGTTCTTTCCCCAATCAATAAATAGTCCAACATCTACAAACTGACTACCTTCTTTATAAAAATGACTAACCGTATAGCCTAAATCGCGTAATTCTTTAATGCAGCGTTTTGCATCTCTATCATCCAACTCTGTTTCAATGTACAACCACATATCATATGGGGATTCACGCACAATAACAGATGTTTCTCCTTTATTGGCAGCTTCCCGAATCTTCTTATCTAAAAATTCACGGTATTCGTCTAATTTTGGCGTGGCTATATCATAAGCCTCTTTCGCGCTAATCATGATTAAATCCTTTATCAAATTGGTTTGAACTTTTTATTAAATTCACTAAGAGGGCGTACATAAACATCATCAGTTCCTATCTTTCGATAGATTGCCATTTCTGTTAAATCTGATTCTAGTTTGGCTACGCCTAACAGTGAATAATCTCCACCTTTATAATGGCGATAAACTCGAAATCGCTGGGCTAATGCTTCTAATGGATTTGTTGATTTAACCTTAATCATTTTTGACTCCTTTTCATTGGTTTTGTTTAGATGTGTGCATAGTAAAACACCTCTTAAATCATGTCAAGCATAAATACATTCAAAATGCCGTGCTTTAGGGTAATTTGATGATTTTATAAATAAAAAAAAGCACCGCATTATACGGTGCTTTGTTACTATTCATCTTCATCCAATGCGGAAATAAATTCGCAACTTTCCGAACAACCACCTTCCTGTATCTGTTGTTCGGGTGGGATTCCTGTTACATTCAACAAGGATTCCAAATCGGATACGCTTCTACGCTTTCGGAATATTTTAACAACGTTACCTCTTTTGTCATTCGGATGCTCTTTTTCCATGCGTTTTGGAAACTCGAAAGCAACAGGGTATTCAGCTAATGCTTTAAGCAGCTTGGTATCTGTTTTCTTGAAACACCAAACGCAGTTGCCTAAATGTTCGGGTAAATCAAGGTCAAACTCTTGTTCCGCCCAAAAATCCATTACATCTTGTTTATCAATTCCCCATTCTGCCAAAGGATAGTGCAGTTTATTCTTTTCGGCACTTTCAGGCTTAATACGCTTTGTTTCATCTGCTCTAATACCTATGGCCGTATCAATTATGGCTGTTCCGAATTTATCACGACACCATGCACGAATTGGGGCTAACTTCAATTCCCTTGTACAATGCGGCATTGTTATATTTGCTATTCCATACTTCTTAATCACTTCAGCATATGGCTCTCCTTTCAAAGAAGCCGTAAAGTAATCGACTTCCGTATAACCACTACCAACCCTATGCGCATGATTTACTTTGGTTTCAAGCCATACAACGTCCCATCCGAAATGTTTTGCACAATTATTCACAAAATCAAGCGTTTTCGGATGTTCGCATCCAGTATTTGCAAAAACAACATATGGCGTATAATCATCTAAATATGATGTGTGTGTGTGTGTGAATTAAGCAATAACCACGTCATATATGCGCTTGTTCTACCACCGCTGAATGATATAAGTAAAGGTTTCTTCATATAAAATTAGTGCAGCTATTTATTAGATAGCCGCACTGCGTTGTGTTAAATTTTATTCCTGCCAGATTGGGGAATTTTTGAATATTTCATAGAAGGTTTGCAGGTCGTTGTTAGCAATACCCCATGTTATTGATACAGATTCATACCAAGTTGTAGGGTCTGCTTTTTCGGACAATACACAATCTTCATACAGTTCGATAATGGCAGATGTTGGCAACAGCTTCATGTACTTCGGCAAATCTTGAGTATGCGGTAAACCTTCCGCAATCTTCATCATGCGAAACACATTAGACGCTTCGCCGATAAGTTTTGAAACCTTAACCACATCAGCACTATCCAGCGTAAATACCGTATTTGCGGTTTCACGCATTGCTCCTATTTTAACAGAAAGCACACCTGCGTTTGAATCGGCAACAACATGGTATCTACCATGTGAAAATGTTTTAGATGCCATCTGTTACGCTCCAGTGCTTCCGAAACCACCATTACCGCGATTGGTATCCGACAATTCATCAACGAACTCAAACTCGTTACGTTGTACTGGAATAATCATGGCCTGTGCAATACGTTCCCCGACGGCGGGAAAGCCTGAAGTATGTGTTTTAGCACTTTCCAGCTTAACCATTACATTGCCGCGATAATCGCTGTCAATCACGCCTACACAGTTTGCCAAATGGATACCTTTTTTGAAACCATGCCCACTACGGCTATAAATCATCATGGCATATCCTTGCGGAATCTCAAACTGTAAACCTGTATCATAGGTTACAGTATTATCCGTAACGTCTTTGATTGCTGCGGCATACAGGTCAAAACACGCCGCACCATCCGTAGCATAAGTCGGCATCACTGCATCTTCATGTACTTTTTTAATCTTTACTTTCATTTCTAATTCCCATATAGGTTAAGTTGATTGGATTCTTGCAGGGCTTTCATTGCTTCCTGTAAGAGTTGGTTACTGGCAAAAGGCTGTTCGGCTAGAAGCTCCGATAGATACTCCCTATCCATCATCAAACCAGTGAACGGGGAAAATATCTTGTATTCTACACTAAGCCTTATTACTTCGGCTGCTTCATTAGGTGTCAATACCTTTCCATCCACATTATCGCCTTTTACAAGCTGGATTAAAAGGTATTCTTTCAACGACGGGCAACCACCATTTGCGTGAGGTCTTGGACAATCGGCAGATAGTTCGTCAAGGAATTGCTCTTTCTCGCTAATCATTTGCCATCCCTTTCAAGGAATATCCTGCGTGATTGCCAACCCCTAAAGTTGGCCGTATTTTGTGCAACTTCGCCTATCCAAATGGCTTGATGTTCAAAAGGCGTGAAATGTTTGGATTTACGAAGTGTATCAGCAAGCTGTATATCTTTTTCAATCACGCATTCAGTATTATCATGGTTTCGATAAGATACCCTTGCGCATCGTGCAGCACTCACATTAGTGAAATAGAAAAACCCTTCAACATTCACATACATTTCAGATAGGTCGTTTCTCGCCTGCCATTCAAGCACTTCCTGTTCGATAACATAAGGTAGATGAAATTGCGTATATGCTGGCATAGATTCATCCATTGCCCGTTTCATTACCCATGCCAACTCTTGCATTTCAGGCTGGCTGTCGTGGGCTAGGCGCAGGTTGAAGAAGTTATCCCATTCTGTTGCCGTAATCAATACGTCCGACCACATAAACGGCTCTAAAAGACGGTTTGCCACCTGCTTATGCAATCCTTTATCGGCAAACATCTTGGCATATTCAACAGCGGCATCACGCGCCGATAACCATAGATGGCGGCATTCTTGAATATCAGCTTCCGACAATTCTTTATCGGCCACCATACCTGCTTGATTTGCGCCCCAGTGGATAGGGATTACAGGGTCATTTAGCACCTGTTCAATCATCTTGGCAACTGGGATGGCGCGGCTACTGGCCGCATTGTTTGAGAATGCTCTATGCTTGTTCAACTGGGATAAGATAAAGCGCGGTAATCGAAGCTGTAATGTTGTAATGCGCTTCTTTCCATAAATGGAATCTGCAATAACCTTTGCACTAATCATTTTTGCAACCTTTCAACTAAAATATAAGTTTGTGCCATATAGCAGATGTAAACAAAAACAAATGCTACTACCAGTAAAAAGCGTTCAAATGTTGAATCTGTACTTACACTGGCCTTGAGCAACGCAATCAAACTCAAAAACATAACAACATTGATTAGAAAATTAACAAATAACTTCATTTTGTAAATACCTTTCATTTGACTAAGTGCCGCCATTATATAAACCGTAATCAGACTTGTCAAGCATAAATATAGCCACTTTACCGTAAAACAGGGCAAAGTGGCTGTTTATTATAAATGAATTTTACTAAATTTTCGTTTCAAGTTTTCACGAAGGTCATCAATAGTTCCGTTGTTATCCACGCAAAAACCAACAACGTTGTATGTATCACTTGTTATTGTAAAACAATCAACATCACACGAATATAAAGATAATCTATTAGCCAAATTCTCACTTATGTGATTGCCTTCAATACCGCTACCAGTGCGTCTGATAACAACAGCAACGTTACATACGGCCAACTCATTCTCAAACCTAACGTCTGAAACAACGGCATCCTGATACTTATCTTTAAGCAGATTAACCCATAAATCACCATCAATACTCCGACCAAATTCTGTGCCGAACAACTGCATGAATTTTCTCGGACTTAATTCTTCATAGATTTGCCCTGTTTCAGGATTGGTGAATGCTTTGTTCAATTCAGACAATATATCGTCATCTGTTCCATCAAGCCAAACGTCTTTGAGAATATCCAAAGCCATTTTACCTGCAACCGCTATGCCGTCGTTACCAAAAGGCAACGGTAACTCTTTGACACCACGCTCAAGGCATAAATCCCCAAACACACATTTAGCAGCTTCGTGGATAGGTTGTGCAAATGCCACGCATGGTAAACTTAAATGCCTGGCAATAATTTGTGAGGCGGTGTCCTTACCTGCTCCAGCCAAACCAACTAATCCAATACGCATTACATCATTCCTTTTCAACTGCCGATTGTCGGAATTTTGCAATTTCCTGAATGGCATCCGTTTCGGGATGCCGTTCAACCTGTTTTCGCAAATCTTCTATGCAATCTTCATAATATTTTGTTGCCTTTTCTCGATTTCCTGCACCCACATTATTAGTATGAGTGCAGGCGACCAATACCAGCAATAACAAAACGTATGAAATACGAATTGTGTTGCGTATCATAAATCCTCCAAGTCGGATTCACTAACAGACTCGTACACTGGAATAGTATTGCCGTTGTGTGTAGCGTTATAGGCCAACCATGCAATAAGCGGTGCGTCTTCAAACATTGCCTTAATACCCGTTGCATCCATCTCATAGTCGGCCATTGAACGGTTTTCAAACTCATGGACACTATCGTCTGTTACGTTGTACATCCATACAACCTGTTTGACACCTACCCATGTGTTGATGTACGGCAACCAATCATCTACTGCTTCTAGCTTATCGGGCGTTTTGCGGTCATTGATGTAATGTTCCACGTTGCCTTCAGCAAACGCTAAGGCGTGATACAAACCAAGTTCGTACCCGCTTGGCGGTACTTCAAACACACCTGATTCGTTACGGACAATCATTACAACTTTGCCTAAGTACCAGTAGAACTTCAGATCATTGAGCGCATAACCAAACCACTTGGCAAATCGGTCAGCCCATACCTTCATGGGTGCGCGTGTTGCCGTCCAATCCCCCACCTTACGCTGTTCCAACTGCATAGGCGTTCCAATATCTCGCAGCGCATACATAGGCCATATACGCACACCACGCCCGCCGAACACGGCATCAGACTGGACGCAGAAGCCTACGTTGAAACCACTCAAAATAGCGGCATTGAGCGCGGGCAACTGGTCAAAAGGGAAGTCGGGAATAAACAGACTTTCATCTTTACCTAAACGATTGGTGCGTAGATGTTCGGCAACATCGGCAATAACACCAGCGATTTCAGGCATGGGTATTGATTTATCGTAAATCATAAGTCTTCGCCTTCAATAGATTGCAGAACTGCTACGATTTGCCGCAGGGCATCCAGTTCGAGAATTGCAGCGGCTTTAGCCAAAGACACACGGCTTTCGTATTCTTCATCAGAAAGTGCCTGCATATTTGCGTATTTGATGCCTTTAACGAATGCCTTGTCATTGAGTTTTAAGCTGCCATAACCTTCACCGAAACAACCGATTTCAATCACATTAAAATCGCCGCTTTTACGCATTACATCGCGGGCTTTTTCCATATCAAATGCTTTTGTTACGGCAATGGTTTCATCACTAATCCGATTCTTCAACTTGACCGAATCAGACACTAAGCCTTCATTCATCAGGCAGTTTTTCATCCAAGTGTGTATTGCATCATCAGACGGTCTGAAAAGTTTGAGTTCAGCACCTTCTTCAAAAACATGAAGCATCAAGTATGACGCCACTGCTTCAGCAACACGCGCAGATGAAGAGCCGATTAACAAATCGCCGTCGTTTTCATCATACCAACAGTCAATGCGTGTTTCCTTCAAAGGCGCGTTAGGCAGATGGTCTTCAATAAATGCTTCCTTCCATTGGGCTTTTTGCGCCCTGTTCGGCT